CGTACTCGCCTACCTTTTTGCACACCACGGTAGAGAATGTTGTTGCCTTGTACAACAACGTTTGTATAGTATTTACTCACAGAGCTTTCGCAATTTGTATTCCAGAACCAAAAATAGAATTGTATTGATTTTCTAATTCAACAACAGGATTTGTAATGACTAAAATATCAGAACATTGTAGTTCGATTCCTGTTTTGAATTCTTGACTATACTCTAAAAATGGAGAAAAAGCAATACCACCAGAATCATTTTGACTACGAGGTGGCACAGAAACAACTTGTACAGGTTGTTTGATTTTTACAGGTTTATCACCGTCAATGGTTACATCACCTAAAAGTGTGTGATTAGTTTTCAACGTTATTAGTTTTATCATTCATATCCTCAATTTTAACAAATGCATAACCTTGTTCAGTTAATTCTTTTTGATAAAGTTTTGCTTTTTCTTCACTCATAAAAAATTTGAAAGCCTGACGGGATTCATCAATCTTATTTTTAAAAATAACTTTATACATTTACAACAGTCTCCGCATCAAGTACAGTTAATGTGAGCCAGCGTTTTGGAAAAAGCATTTCACGACCACGAAAGTCATTCATACTGTAATTAGGATCTTGCACAAGTCCAATCAATTCAACCATATTATCATAGTCACGCAGGAATAAATCATATTTTTCTGCTTGAATTGTTTTGTGCTCTTGGGCTAATTTTTTTGCTAGTTCACGGGTGTTCATTCTTTTCTTTCCTCAAAGTCATAGAAAAAATCATTGTTGTTTCGAGCAGAATGTTTATTGAATTTTTCTACTGAATACAACTTTGTTGCTATTTTAAAATCTGGTCTCTTAAACTCTGGCACAGTCAAAGATGCATCATAGAATAATGTTTTATTGTTAGGTTGTGCGGCAAATTGTCCGTTGTCTAACTTAATAAAATTATAACTCTTATGTTCTTCTACTGTTTCAGAAAATCCTGTGTTTAGATAACCAGGGTCGTTTTGGCAAAAATCTACGGTGAACATATACTCACCAAAATGCCATGTTTTGTCTTTGTCTAAGAATTTACACTTCAACATTCGAAGGTTATCTTTTTCAATGACAGTAAAATTATAACTCAAACAGTCCCAAATTTGCAAGTAATCCAAAGGTAAAGATGATGTATTTAAGTCTTTTTGCCTTGATACAAATGCATGTAATGGGAGTTTATCATACAATGCACCATAATTTGGCAGTAATGCTTCGATTCTAAATGCCTGGCCTTTGATACATTTTAAACTGATCCATATGCAAGGCTCGAGCTCTCCATGACCTTTTTCAAAGTCATAGAGAAACTCTTTTTTAACAAAGCATTGGATTGGAGGTAAATTGTGAACAAGAAATGCCATAATAATCTAACATAAAAATTTCACTTTAACATAAACAATGTTGTAATGAGTATTTAGTGTTTAATCTGAGACCAAACCTTCTGTCTAATTTGATTAGTTAAAGAGTCTGGCAGAGGCACATAGTCTAAATCTAATGCATCTTTTTTGCCATTTTTCCAAGACCAATCAAAAAACTTTAATACTTCTTGGCTTGATTTTTTATCAGTTGGATCTTTATACATGATAATAAAACTTGCGCCTGTAATTGGCCAAGCTTGAGTTCCTCTTTGATTCACTAATGAAATGCCCATGCCTGAAACACTAAACCAATCAGCGTTTGCTGCGGCAGCTGCAAAAGTAGAATCATCTGGATCTACATAAAGACCATTTCTATTTTCCATTCTAATGTGAGGTATTTTATTTTTCTTTGCATATGCATACTCAACATATCCAATAGAACCTTTTACTCGCTCAACATTTGCTGCAACACCTTCATTACCTTTACCACCAACACTTGATGTGGCTGGCCATTTTACTGATGCGCCTTTACCAACATTTGCACGCCAATCTTGGCTAACTTCATTCAGATAATCAGTAAAAATAAATGTAGTGCCAGAACCATCAGCACGATGCACCACAGTAATTGTTTGATTTGGAAGTTTTGCGGAAGGATTTAATAAAGCAATTTTTGGATCATTCCACTTTGTAATTTTTCCCATAAAAATTTCTGCAAGCACAACACCATTTAACCTAAGTTCACCTGGTTTGAAACCCTCAAGATTAAAAACAGGAACTACGCCACCAAGAACAGCTGGAAATTGCACTTGACCATTCTTATCTAAATCTGCACCTGATACCGGTGCATCTGTAGCACCAAATGCAACGGTCTTAGCATTGATTTGTCTTACACCACCAGACGAACCAATTGATTGATAATTTAATCCAACGCCAGTTGTCTTTTTATATCCTTCAGCCCATTTAGAATAAATTGGATATGGAAATGTTGCGCCAGCGCCAGTAATATCTGCTGCGTGTGCTGTAACGGTAAATGCCGCCAGTAGTGTCAGTAGAATTTTTTTCATTAAGTTCTCCTTATTAATAGAAGCAAAAATGCTTCATTAATATGTATTGTGTTGCAACATTTCCAATGTTACAAAAGTATGAATTTTATATGAATCTTTTGTTACATTAACTATTTAATACTTTTGCAACAGAAGTAATTACAGCAGCAATACGGCCAATATCACGCAATTGTTCGACTGTGTAACCTTCTTGTTTCAAAGTACTGTAATGAGCACTAATACAGAAATGACATTTGCCAACAATTGATGCAGCCAAACTATATGCTTCAAAATTTACTTTACTAGTGCCGCCATGTGTTGCGATTGCGTTCATTCTTAATTGTGCAGGAAGACCTTTCAAACGATCATCATTTGGCTGCGAGGGCGCAACCTTGAGCAATGGTAACATCAATAGTGCTACGATTAATAACGGAATCCAAATTGAGTTTTGTATCTTTCGCATATTCTGGTAATGCCTCCTTAATTTGATCGACCCAAATCATTTATTTCTCCTTGATTTTAATGTGCTGCCCATTCAATTTTATCAAGGTCTATTCCTTCTTGTACCATTTCCCATAAAGGACTCATCGACCTTAAATGATTTACTTTTTTCTTCAGTAGATCTATCGTAAAATTTATATCTTCTTCTTTAGTAAATCGTCCAATAGAAAATCTAATCGATGAATGAGCAAGTTCATCTGACCTTCCTAACGCACGTAAAACATATGATGGTTCTAAACTAGCTGAAGTACATGCTGAACCAGATGAAACAGCAATATCTTTTATGCCCATCAATAATGATTCACCTTCAATATAATTGAAACTTATATTTAAATTGTGTGGTACACGATTCTTTAAACAACCATTAATATAAACATGAGGAATTTCTTTTAAACCATCAAGTAAAAGATCACGCATTTTTTTGATATTATCATTTTCTTTGTGCATTTCTTGTTTAGCAAGTTTGAAAGATTCTCCCATGCCTACAATTTGATGTGTTGGTAAAGTCCCAGATCTTAAACCTCTTTCGTGGCCACCACCATGTATCTGTGCTTCTAATCTAACTCTAGGTTTTCTTCTTACAAATAATGCTCCAATGCCTTTCGGCCCATAAACTTTATGTGCAGAAAATGACATTAAATCTACTTTTAATGATTGCAAATCAATGTCTACTTTTCCTGCTGCTTGAGCACTATCAACATGAAAAATAATTCCTTTTTCTCTACAAATTTCTCCTAATTTAGCAATATCTTGTATTACACCTATTTCATTATTTACAAACATTACAGAAACTAAAATTGTAGAAGATTTTATAGAAGAAATAAAATTCTCAATATCAATTAAACCATCATCTTTTACATCTAAGTAAGTTACTTCAAATCCTTCTCTTTCTAATTCTCTACATGTATCTAATGTTGCTTTGTGTTCTGTTTTGATTGTGATAACATGATTGCCTTTTTGTTTATTGAACTTACAGGCACCTTTTAATGCCAAATTAATCGATTCAGTAGCACCAGAAGTCCAAATTATTTCTTTCGAATCACAGTTAACTAAATCAGCTACATTTTTTCGTGCTTCTTCAACAGCATCTTCTGCCTTCCATCCAAAAGCATGACTTCTTGAAGCAGGATTACCAAAATTTTGATATAAAAAAGGTATCATGGATTCTACAACTCTAGGATCAACAGGAGTTGTAGATGAGTAATCAAGATAAATTGGAAATTGCATTATAAAGTTTCACCACCAACGGCACGATTACATGCACACAATTCACCTGTTTGCAAAGCATCTAATACACGCAAAGTTTCTTCTGGTGAACGGCCAACATTTAGATTGTTTACTGTAACATGTTGAATCACATTATCTGGATCAACGATGAATGTAGCACGTAATGCTGCGCCAGCTGGCTTATAGAATACACCAAGTTGACTAATAAGACCTAAATCACGATACTCACTATCTACGTCATAACCTGGACGCTGAGTGTCAGCAAACTGAATGTGTTTGATCTTAGAAAGATCTTCATGGGAGCGTTGCCATGCTAATTTACAGAATTCATTGTCTGTAGAACCTGTTAATAGAACCGCATCACGATCCGCAAAATCTTGAAAGAGTTTATCGTAAGCCACAATTTCTGTTGGGCATACAAATGTAAAATCTTTTGGATAGTAAACGATTACTTTCCATTTGCCTTCAAATGATTTTTCTGTAATATCAAAAAAATCGTCTTTACCTGGATTAATACCTACAACTAAAAATTTTTCTAACTTGTCACCTACTGTTTTCAATTCAATTCTCCTTGATAGTCAATTTATATCAGTACTACTACTATGATAGTACTTATCAATAATATATCAGGATTTACATTATATGTCTAATGATATTTTCCTATTTACCTTATTGAATTTCTCAATTGTTGGATTACCTGATCAATTTCGCCTCTAATGCCTCCATTGTATTCAGGTATCCAACATTTTACTCGGTTTAAAAATGCAATAAGGGCTCTTGGATCCATTATGCAATTAAACCAGGTTTATAAACCACTTTACCATTTTCACGCATCGCAGTTAAAGATTGTTTCTTTAAATTGTTCTGATCATATGATACGTGAACCCAACCAGAATCAGGAATACCTGGTGTATAAAATTCCAAAATTACTTGTGTAAATTGAAAGTATTGTTCGATATATTTTGCTAAATCGTAATTTGAAACTCCTGGTATTTCAATATCAGCAGCTTGACCACGACAATGATCGGATGTGCGTGACCCGCCTACGGCAGCGTTCACATCAGGGTGTCTGAAGCCGGAATTCACTTTGATGCCACGACCCCAGGCATCACGTAAAGGTTGTAAAACATAGGTACACAAAACTCTAAGATTTTCAATCTCAGCTTCACCTGGTATATTCTCTAAACCTTGACGCAGAGCAGTTTCGCTCTTAATCATTTCTTCTAATGAAAAATTAGCTGTTAGTTGCATTTCTTTTTTCCTTTGTCAGATTTTTAATTATAATACTTTTATCTACAAGTTCATAATCTAACGTATCACCCACTCGCCAATCTAATTCTTCCACCAACTTATCTGGTAATTGAACGATTGCATCACCAAAACAGTCAATCGCCACTACCGTTGCATTGTAACTCTTTGACATTTTCCACCTCAATATTACATTGTTTAAGAAACTTTAAACCTTCATCACTCCTATATGTATCTCTGTAAAATACTCTTTTGATTCCAGATTGGTGAATAAGTTTTGCACAATCTAAACAAGGTGCATGTGTTACAAACAAATCTGCATCTTCTGTGGAGTTAGTAGATTTAGCCACTTTTGCTATTGCGTTTGTTTCTGCATGAAGGACTTCTGGTTTGGATCTAATGACAAAATCACCATCATCATAATAATCTGCAAATTCACAGTCATTATCCCAACCAGATGGCATGCCGTTATAACCAATTCCAATGATCGTATTGTTTTTTACAATAACACAACCAACTTGAAGGCGCCGAGCAGAAGATAATTGAGAATAAACTTCGGCCGCCTTCATATGAGCGACCTTAAATTTATTCTTCATTTTTTTCTACTTTATTTTTTTTCTTATCACGTACTATAATAGTAGACATGAGGTGAGATTCTATCATACTCTTTTTGAAAGAAGTATGGTCACCACCAGATAAACCAGCCAGCAGTCTTTTTGTTGACTTAGGCATTTTGAATGTTTTGTTTGGTTTCATGATATATATATCCAAAGTTAATTTTAGAGTTAAAAAATGGAGGCGAAAAAATCGCCCCCATGTGTTTAAGCCGGAGAATTTTCTTCTTGTAATAGTTTAGGAGAAAATTGTTTTAACTCCTTACCTATCTCAATTTTCTTAGGCTTTTTGTGTTCAGGAATTACATTGATAAGACCAACACGCAGAATACCATCCTTAAACTCAGCGCCTTGAACTTCAATGGTGTCAGCTATCGTCAGCTTCTTAGTGAACGATCTGGTACCAATACCTCTGTGTAGATACTGAATATCAGCCTGACCTTCTTTCTTTTCACCTGTAATTGTCAATGTACTATCCTCAACAGTAATTTCAATTTCACTTTTGCTGAAGCCAGCTACAGCGAGCTCAACAACATAACGAGACTCATCAAGTTTAATGATATTGTGTGGAGGGAAAGTAGATGTGGCTTTTTGGACATCCATATTCAACAGTCTATCAACATCATTAATAAACTTTTCAAATCCAAGTGTAGAATGAGCCAATGGCCCGAATGTAACACGTCCTAGTGTCATAGTTTTCTCCTTTTAAGCGAGTTAATAATTGTGACCCATTAGGCGTCACAGTTTTATTTATCCAGTTTTACGAAGGCTGCCTTGTTAGCCAAGTATGTGCGTTGAGGGTTAGCTTCTTCATAAACCCGAATAAATTCCATTTCGTTCATACGATAAACATCATCATAGTCTAAAGTATAAACTACAGTTCCTTGATAAATGTTTTTTAGTCTTACAGGATTCTTCACTTTTTCCATGGCGTATCATTTCAGTAATCTTGTGATTTTTTACCAATATTATATTTAGGAATTAATTCCCATTCATCTTTATCTTTGAAAGAAATAATTTTTATCTGATGAAGTGGTGCAATATTGTTTTCCATAATTCTAGAATTCAAAATTTTAACGAGACCCCATTCTTCTAATAACTTAGCTATTGCATTACGTCTTTGTACATCATTCTCTGAAATGTTAGATGGTTTACCGTCAAGGGCAAAAAGTTCCTTAAAGTGTACGATATAATATCTGCCTTGTTTGTGTAGTATGTGGCAAGATTGGTATAATACTTTTTCTTTGCGTGACGATACACCAATTCGAGTAAGTGTTTCTCTTACTTTTAAGAAATCATCTTGTTCATTGAGAGTAACCTCAACAAATTGTGTAAGGTCGACCATATCACTTCCTTAATCCACCGGTATCGGTTTGTTCTTTTAATTGTTGGATTTGTTCATTACTAAGTAGGCGGATCGCTTCACGAGCTTTTGCGTCTGATAGTCCATACATGATCTTGACACATTCTAAATCTTCACCTTTTTCAGCCTTAACCCACTTAGCAAACGGCCTTTTCTTAGACCGTATGGTATTTAGTAAAAAATCGTTCTGACACTTATTATCTAGAAAATGCCGGCGGTTCATCTCGTTTGCATACATTATACAGTCAAGATGGTAGGATAAAGAACGATTTGTAAGAAAAGGACTGTACTTTTTCTCAGTCTCCTCATCAATAATTAACTGTTTTTTACCTTGAAGTATCTGGTTTACATAATCAAATGGACTCATATTACCATCCTCATAAGGCCAATTGTATCGATTGTCGTTAAGAGCAAGTAGTTAGCCAGCATTCCAA